ATTTTTCTATGAATGAATTCGCTGGAACCTTTACAGTTATGATTGCCTTGTCTGACCCAGGGTTACCTATCCACGGTACAATATTATATTCCGTTGAAAACACCTCTCCTACTTTTTCGGTAGTAGCTTCATTGTTACCAGTTGTAATTGGTTCCTCTGAAAAATTGACACGAGAGAATGTTGTCACACCACCCTTTGTAAGTGTTGTAAAAAATGATACATTTTTCAAACTAAACGCCTCGAACGGGAGAGGAGGGGTCAACTTCGTGGGGTCTCGTATGTATATTGTGTATGTATCAAATTCATTCTCAATTGTGGCGAGACTAGTATTTTCAAATTCTGTATTACGTAAGAACCAGTGTATCGATTTAACACGACTGTTGGGTACGAGATTTGTTCGTATATTATCAACACCTCGGGTGGTTTGTAACGTAGGGTGTCGCTTAACAACATCTGTAATCATCGTGTATGGGCGGTTCTTTAAATAAAGACGCTCCATGGGATCAATGGTGAATTCTTCTGTTATGATTTTGAAATTCTCCAATGTCATCGTTGTTGGTTCACTCGTAAAAAATGTTTGCGTATGAAATTCAAACTCGAATTCGATCTTCTGTTTATGGATTGCACACAATGGAAAGAATGGTCGATTTGGTTCATTGGTAAGATATTCATCACTCGAATATTTCCTCGAAAAGAAAAATGGTAACGGTATAATGACTTCCGACTCGCGTGACGCATAGGCACCATTAGCACTCGATGTATCGAACCCCAACATTCGATTCAACATAAACCGATTTGCAACCTTCTCAGACACCTCGATATACATCTCATCGTGGATGACCATCCAGTCGTCGTAGATTTTCTCAACCTCTATCTCATCAACACGCATAGTGACAGACTTGATGAGGTGGCGACCGATCTGATCAGAGTAATTTTTTCCAGCTGTTAAACCGGGAAGTTTTATGAGTATATACATGTTACTCAAGAGGTCACCCATATTCTGGGGGTTAAAGGTGACCTTAATACGTTCGTTGAAGGGCCATGTAGGGGATGTAGGACTTCGATTGACGATTGTTGTTCTATTAAATTTTGTAAAATTAGAATGTTTCTTCATATCATAATTAAAAATGGATTCATCTACGTTGTCACTAAGAATGTATGATTCCTGTTTGCCGATGGCATTCAGACTTATTCCAGCACCACTAGCGGTGGGCATCTTATTATTGGGTTATATATTTTTAATGTCCATCTTCCACATATCGATGTGATCCGTCTTTAACATTTTCTCCAAATCTCTCGTCGCCTGTGAAGCTTCTTTCATAAGAGTCTCTACACGTTCTTCTGTGTAATCAACCGTCTTGATATTCAGAAGATAATCCCACGTACCATCCATCTTGGGAAATGTCACTGCTATCTCCGTCTCTAAATCCTGCTTCTTTCTCTTGAACACCACCAGTTTTCCCTCGATCACCATGGAAACAAACTTCGACTTATGATCACACATCGTCGCTTTCTTCTCGAGTACATCGATAAGATGAGCCTTTCTCTTCTTGTAATGTTCCATGCGGAGTTCCACAAAGTCTTTGAGAATTTCTTCTGGACTCGCATACTTGTGAATACCCTTGACGGGGTGGAAGAGGTGCATGTTTGAAACACGGAAGGTCTTTCTCAATTTGAGATCCTTTAGCAGATTCCTTCCTGTGTACTCTGTAATTTCGAAATGGACATCGTCGGTTGTCGAGTTATTGGTGTACCCCCCGATCAACTTCTTTTCGACTAGAGCATCGAGATACTCCTTGTAGTCCTGGGTCCAACGACCTGGTGGTAATTCTGTGACCACAATATTCTCACCTGACCATTTCCATACGCCCTCTGTCATCCAGGTATCTTCTTCCTCGTGTACAACACCCTTGAATCCTCTGAACCACGGTCGCATGGTCACGATTTCCTCCCCATTCAGAATTCGGATGATATTTTCCTTGATGACTTTGGGGTCAAACGGGGGAATATAGCAACTGAAACCTGTACCAATCCCTTCTGTCCCATTCACTAACACCATAGGGATTGTGGGCATATAGAAATCTGGCTCGATCATGCGACCATCATCGTCCAAGTAATTGAGGATGGCATCATCCCTGGGATCGAAAATCTTTCGTGCATCCTTGGTGAGCCTGGTGAAGATATACCTCGTCTGGGACGCATCCTTCCCACCCATGAGCCGTGTACCGAATTGACCACATGGTTCCAATAGATTGATATTGTTGGACCCCATATAGTCGTTGGCCAGCTTCACGATCGTATCCGCCAAGGAAACTTCACCGTGATGGTAGGAACTCTTTTCTGCTACATACGCCGCCAACTGAGCAACCTTCATTTCATCTTTCAGATTCTTCTGAAAGCATGAATACATAACCTTGCGCTGGGATGGTTTGAGACCATCAGCCATGTGGGCGATGGAACGCTTCAAGTCTGCGAGACTGAAGTTCACCAAGTCCTTGTGTACAAAGTCTGTAATGTCCAACTGTTTCACACTCCCGTAGGGTACCTGGAGCTGATTAGCATCCTTTGCCGTATTCTCGAGAAGCCACACTTTTCGAGCATCCGCCTTCTTCTTGTCAAAGGCGAGGATGATTGATTCGTCCGTCATTTTATCCATATCAAATCGAACAGTGAGATCCTGAATTTGTTTGAAGTATTCACGAGCCTCCGCCGACGTGGAAGTACCCAAACCCTTGTAGTACTTGACTTTCCACCCCGGCTTCCCATCACCATACCAGGTTCTAAATGCAGAATCTGTGTAAAACGATTTGACATTGGAAGCCTTCGTCGCCTTGATAATGGGTGTCACCATACTCACCACAAAGTTGAGCTTGAGGAGGCTCGGCCAGAAGTAGTGAATCATGTTGAGGATGAGACCCTTGATGTGAGACCCATCATTATCAGCATCCGTCATGATCATTAAACGACCATAGCGTAGTTCAGAGACATCCTTGTAGTCCTTACCCTGTTGAAGTCCCAAAATCTTCTTGAGATCGTTGAACTCTTGGTTTGATGTGAGCTGTGATACAGATACATCCCTGACATTCTTACACTTACCACGGAGTGGGAAGACACCATAATTGTCACGACCTACAACTGAGAGACCAGCAACTGCGAGTGTCTTTGCTGAGTCACCCTCAGTCACAATGAGGGTACATTCCTTGGATTTATTCGTCCCCGCCTTGTTCGCATCATCCAGTTTGGGGATGCCAGTAATCTTAGACTTGCGGGCACCATCTGACTTCTGGAGTTCCTTCATCTCCTTAAACTTTGAGAGTGCCAAGAGTTCATCTTGTACACCAGTCTTGAGAACATTCTTGATGAAACTCTTTGTCGCGGTAAACTTACTCCCAAAGTCTGGAGCCTTCGAGGTACATTCAGACTTGACCTGACTGGAGAATGTTGGGTTCTCAATTGTTGCCTTCACGAAGATGTTAAATGTATTCTTAACCTGTTGGGGTTTCAACTTAATCTTCTTCGCCATCTCTTCAATGATACCGTTCGCGATATACGTTGCAACATGATCCACGTGTGAGCCACCCTTGGTGGTACAAATACCATTCACGAATGACACTTGCTCCATACCATTTTCAGCTGGGCCGATACATACAGACCATCGATCAGTCGTTAACATACATACGTCCTCAACACCTTCGTGCATCTTGGCATATGTATCAAATCCATGTTTGACAAGAACGTCTCCATTCAACTTTACCTTACAGTTGAGACTTGTACAGATGTTAGCATCCCAAACTCGCTTCTCGAAAATGCTATAGATGTCAGCTTCCATCTTTGTCATTCCAAATCTTTTCCAATCAGGTGTGAATGTGATCGCAACAGATGATGTCGCACCCGCGTATTTTTTTATTTTTGCTTCTTCACAAGTGGTCATGTTACTTGTCCACTTCTGGTTATACATTTGTTTTGTCTCATGATCCTTGATGCTTACCGAAAAGTCGGAAGAATAAATGTTAGTGAGTTTGGCACCGTACCCGTTACGACCACCGACGATTCTCTTCTTCGAGTCATCATAATTGGTACTGGTAAGAAGATGCCCGAAGACTAGTTCAGGATTCCAGAGACCTTCCTTTTCATGCATGAGAATACTGACACCACCGAGTGGTCCATTGTTTTCAATCGTCACGGATCCACTTTCCTTGTCAATGGATACAGCAATAGTCGTAACATTCTTTGGATACATAGAGTTCCGATCAATCGCGTTAACCAGGATCTCGTCAAAGATCTTCAAGAGAGCGGGGGAGTACTTGAGGTTCTTCTTTTCAAACTTGTCATCATTAAGTATCCAATAGGGTTCCGTACCCATCTCAACTGGACCGACATAGGAGTCAGGTCTCTTGAGGATGTGTTCGATATGGGTGAGCTTTTGAACACTTTCCATTTGTTACTGTTTATATTACAACTCTACTCTCTAACTTAGGTTCTTTTTCTATAAAAGTATTCACCAAATTCAACATGTACGAAATGGCACCGTCACTTGGTATAATCTTACTGAAATTCTCTTTTGCTGACTCTTCCACGGTTCCCCTTTTTGATCCATTGATCAACATCTTGTACTGTTTAGTATCAACCCCGAGTCTTCTAGCATGGTTATTATTGTGAATGATAATTTGGGTATTTTTGTGATTGAACACTTTTGCCAGGAAAATCGCAATATCATCTGGGTCCTTCAAATGCTTTCCTTCACATCTGGGGTACATCTCGTCAATAACGAATTTATCTCTCCCCAATTCCAAGTAGTTTTTGTTAATATAAGACGAATCTATCAAAGTCTCGAATGTTTCTCTGAAATCGTTTTCGAGCTTTCTGTGGTACTCTTGTATAGATGCCAACCCTACGACTGTTTTCACATAAAAGGAGTCTCCTTTGATTTTGTTGTTCCTATCTTGTAATGCATGTGAAGTCAATCTTCTCCAAAAAGTGTCTTGTCGGTGGAGAGGACACATACAGTCTGGTCTATGTGTTACACCCAGAACCCCATACACTGGTTTGTTCTTGTTCTTGTTGAAGGGGTGACAACACAGTGTACGAGGATAACCCCACTTATCGTATACAGAAAATGTCCAGTTTGGGTGTTGACGTTTCGAGATTTTATTCTTGATTTCCTCTCCCAGTTCACCAACTTCAAGATATCTCACAACTTTGGGAGCCTTTGGAGCCCCTGGAGCCTTCGCAGCATTTGGAGCCTTCACAACCTCGAATTCTTGAAGTAAATCACCTATACACTCGTCGACAATCTGTTCGGTAGAACGGTACAACCTCAGTATATCTGGAAATGACCGAAGTTTTTTATGAGTATAGGTGAAATAAAATCTTTCACCCTCTAATACGACGTCCCTCAAACACCTATCTAATTTGATAAAGAAATATCGATCAGTCTCACCAGAACTCTTACCCCTCTGACGCTCTTCA